GGGGGCAGGCGCAGTCCGTTCCTGCGGCGGGTGCGCACCCGGGCGGCCAGCCTGGTGATGGACGAGATGCGCCACCTCTACGAGGTGTATGGCACCCGCGGGTTCATGTTCTTCGATGACGAGCTCAACGTATCCCCGAAGTTCATGGACCTGCTGGTTGAGATGCAGCGGCTGCAGGACATGCTCGGCGTGGACTTCCGGCTGCGCGGGTTCCTGAAGGCCGAATTGATTACGGAGCCGATGGCCGAGGCCATGTTCGCGGCTGGGTTCCGGCAGGTGCTGGTCGGGTTTGAGTCAGGCTCCCCGCGCATCCTTGAGAACATCCAGAAGAAAGCGACGCGAGACGACAACACGCGGGCGGTCGAGATCCTGCACGGTGCCGGGCTGGCAGTGAAGGCGGCGATGTCAATGGGGCATCCGGGGGAAAGCGTCGAGACCATCGAGGCGACTCGAAACTGGCTGCTGGATGTGCAGCCGGATGAGTTCGACGTGTCCATCATCACGGTCTATCCGGGGACGCCGTATTACGACGATGCGCGTGAGTCCTCACCGGGGACGTGGATGTATACGGACCCCCGGAACGGTGACCGGCTGTATGCCAAGAACGTGGACCACCTGGCGCAGGCCAATTACTACAAGGGCATCCCCGGTTCGTATCAGAGCTTCGTGCATACGGATGCGTTGAGCGCTGAGGACATCTGTGCGCTGCGGGACGATGTCGAAGCCGACGTCCGGAGTCAGTTGCGGATTGCCTATCCCACATCTGCGGCGGCTGTGAACTTCGAGCACAGCATGGGGCAGCGATGAGCGCAATCGCGGGGTATTCCATCGGCGCGGCTTTACACGAGGTGGGGTTACTGCCGCCTGAAACTACGCATGTTGAGATCCACTTTCCGGCTGACGGCGCAGCGATTATTCGCTACGAGATTCATGTCACCGAAGAGAACCTTCCGAAGCTTGAGAAGGCGCTGCGACTTGTTCGAGAAGGGATAGGCAGCTAGTGGATCCGCTGACCTTCGTCTCGTGGCGCTGGCGGCCGATGCCGGGCTACCGCTCGACGTTTGCGCCGGATACCGTCTACGCCCTGCGCGACATGATTGCGAAGCACTACGCGCTGCCGCATCGGTTCGTCTGCGTGACAGATGAGCCGCACGCCCTGCCCGGCATAGAGACGATTCCGCTGTGGCCTGATGCGTGCCGGGTGCCGTCCCCGATTGGCCGCAGCTATCCGAGTTGCTATCGCCGGCTGAAGGTGTTCGCACCTGATGCCGGGGAGATGTTCGGGCCGCGGCTGGTGAGCATTGACCTGGACTCGGTCATCGTCGGTAACATCGTGCCGCTGTTCGACCGGCCGGAAGACTTCGTCATTTGGGGAGAGTCAGACTTCCCTCACACCACACCGTATTGCGGCTCGCTGTGGATGCTGCGCACAGGCACCCGGCCGCAGGTGTGGACGCAATTCGATGAGGCGACATCGCCGCAGAAGGCCATCCGGGCCGGCTGCCGCGGCAGTGACCAGGGCTGGCTGTCCTATGTGCTCGGACCGAAGGAAGCGACGTGGGGCCGCAAGGACGGCGTGTATTCATTCCGCAAGGACATCACGAAGCGTAAGGGGATGACGCTGCCGGAGAACGCTGTGCTGACCTGCTGGCACGGCAAGGTTGACCCGTGGAGTTACAAGGCGCAGCAGATTCCGTGGGTGCGGCAGCACTATCCGATGCGGGTGGCGGCATGAACGCGCATCCACTCGTCATGCCATCGGTCGCGCAGTATGACGCGGCGTTCAAGCGGGAGTGCGAGCACCTCTATCCAGACGTCAAGGATTTCGAGGTGGAGCAGGGCGCCAGAATTGAGAAGGCCAAGCTCGAGGCCGCCGCCCGCATCCTGGCGTGTCCGGTCAAGAGCTCGCCGCCGAATTGGCAGCACGGCCGTGTGCTCTATGCGGCGGCGCGGCGGTATCTCGCCAGCTGTGATGAGCCGGTGCGGTTCCTGGACATCGGCACGGCCAAGGGCTTCTCTGCGCTGGTGCTGCAGTGGGCGCTGCTCGATGCGGGCAAGGACGGTCGGGTCGAGTCGGTGGATGTGATTGACCCGCTGGCGAAGGTGTTCAGGAACAGCGTGGCGGATGTCGGGCGCGAGAACCGGCTGGCCGATTATCTGCGCGACTGGCCAGAGGCGTCACTGATTCGCTTCTACCAGTCCACCGGCGTGGATTGGTTGCTGCGGTCGAAGGAGCGCGTGCATCTGGCGTTCGTAGACGGGAAACACACGGCGGATGCGGTGGCGAAGGAAGGCGCGTTGCTCGCAGCCCGGCAGGTGGCCGGTGATGTCGTGGTGTTCGATGACATGCAGATGGTCGGGGTCGGCTCGGCGGTCAACGCTCTGGCGAAGCACTACGTGCTGACCAGGATTGACCTGGAGACGGCCAAACGTAGCTATGCCGTGGGGGTGCGCCGATGAAGCCCTCCTGGTGCGCTGAGATTCCGGTGATGACTGTGCCGCAGTCGGACGTGGCGAAGGCCGTCACGCTGGTTCTCCCCTATTACGAAAATCCTCGGTTCCTGGCGCAGCAGCTGGGGTGGTGGTCGACATACTCGACGCACCTGAAGCAGTTCTTGTCTGTGATTCTTGTGGATGACTGTTCCCCCACGACCACGGCAGCCTCGGTGCTCGAGGCTATCGGGGCGCCAGTCCTGCTGCGGCAGTTCCGCATCGACGTGGACGTGCGGTGGAATTGGCTGGCGGCCCGCAACATCGGAGCGCATCACGCCAAGGACGGCTGGCTGTTGCTGACGGACATGGACCATGTGTTGCCGGCGACCACGCTTGACGGCCTGGTCTACGGCAAGCATGACCCCGGCACCATCTATGGTTTCTCGCGCAGGGAATCGACCGGCGAAAACATTGCGCCGCACCCCAACAGCTGGTTCATGACCAGGGACATGTTCTGGACGGTGGGCGGCTATGACGAGCGGCTGTCAGGCTTCTACGGCACGGACGGGCTCTGGCGCAGGCGCCTCGCTGAAACAGCCCCGATGGCCATCCTGTCCGACCGGCTGATTCGGCATGAGCGGCTAGGCGATTCGTCCACCATCAGTTACCTGCGCAAGCAGCCCATTGATGCGGCGGTGAAGCGTATCTCCGACAAGGCGAAGGGTCTGCCGGCGAAGACGCTGACGTTTCCGTATCACGAAGTGTTCCAGGCGGTGTCGGCATGATGCCAGTGGGCCAGATGGACCGGCTCGTGACCATCCAGAAGATGACCGAGACGCGCAGTGCCACGTCCAAGGCACCAGTCGAGACGTGGAGCACGCTCGGGGATGAGTTCATGGCGTGCCGGCCGGCACGTGGGCGGGAGCGGTTCATCGGGGACCAGATTTCGGCCTCAGGCGACACGGTCTGGACGATGCACTACAGGTCCGACATGGACCCTGAGTCCGTGAACGTGCAGAAGACGCGCCGGCTCAGGTTTCGCGGCAGGACGTATGACATCACGGCCGCGGTGCATGTGGGCATGCGGGAAGAAATTGAGCTCACCACCTTGGCGAGTGCGCGGGTGACGTCATGATTTCGGTCAAGGTCGAAGGCGCCGACAAGCTGATGAAAGCGCTTAACGAGCTGCCGACGCGGGTGAGCCGGAACGTGCAGCGCGAAGCCCTGAAGGCCGGCGGGGAACTGATCCGCCAGCACGCGGCGTCGATTGCCCCGCGGGAACCTGGCCGGCCTGACCTGGCTGACAACATCGGCATGGCCGTGGCGCGGCTGGAGGATGGCTCTGTGGGTTTGGCGATTGGCCCCGGACCGAGTTTCTTCTACGGCTACTTCCAGGAGTTCGGGACACGCCATCACAAGGCGCAGCCGTTCATGCGGCCGGCCTGGGATGCTGAGCAAGCGAAGGCGCTGAAGGTCATATCGGCCGAGATGTGGACGGCGCTGATTCGGCGCGGGGCAGGGAGTGGCCGCGGGTCTGGTGGAGGGGTGGGGCTGTGAGCGCGTCACTAGCAGTCATCGCCAGGCTCGAGGCTGTGGCGGCCGTGACAGCGCTGGTGCCGGCGGCGCGAATCTTCAACGGCCTGCTGCCGCAGGACACGACGTTCCCGGCCATCCTCGTGTCACGGGTCAGCGAGAACGAGCCGATGCACTTCCGGGGCTCAGCTGGGCTACTCAGGACGCGGGTGCAGGTGGATTCGATTGGCGTCGGCACAGACCCGGTCGGACAGTCGCAGGCGATTGACGTGGCGATTCGTGGGGACGGGTCCGGGTCGTCCGTGGTGGGGTTTCAAGGCACCGCGGGCGGGTTCTGGGTGGATTCGGT